CGTTCAAAGAGTTTGATGAATACGCTGATATTCATGGCTTCAATGGGCAGCGCATTTCACCAGTATGGGACTTAGTGGTAGACCCACGTCGATCAGAGAACGACCCTGATCGGTTCAAAGTTTTCTGGTCTAGTGACGCTGCCCACAGTTATCTTCAATCGATCTCTTGAAGCTGTTAGTTGCAAGTGATAATTCCATTCGGCAGGCCAAGGCTGATACATCAAACATTCATATACGCTTCGAGCGGTTTCATGGATGTGCTACCTAATGCGCTACATTAGAACGACTAGTTCTTGGCCTGCACGATTACCCTTTCTATTTCTACAAGATAAAGCTTTGACAATGTTTCAAGAAACTTGTCGCCTTTTTCTTTAGCGTAAAAATTTACAATTTGACAAAAATCTATTGAGACTCTTAACGCAAATAAATTATCGCTCATAACCCCACCTCCTTTAGATATGTGTAGTAAACATTGTTTGGATTAGTTCGAGCATCTTTTATTCTGCGCACCCCACTCAAGACTGATTGATGATCTCTGCTCATTGTGGTCCCTATTTGAGGATAGGACCATTTGCGTTTGCGCAATCTTTCATAGACACAAAAGCGTGCCGCACATTCTTTTGGTGATCCTCGAGTTTGTTTGAGTATGTCATCAGGGTGAATGCCGAAGATGCTTGCAACATCTTCTGCGCATTCACGAACCACTTGTAGTTTTGTTTTGAATTGATTGTTCATCTTCGGTTGCCTTTGATAGCAGCCACAAACATTCATCGAAATGCTGGGCAAGTGTTAGTCTGTTTCGTTGCTTCGCTTCCTCGCGCAATGCTTTGAGTTTGCGCTCGAGGCGCTGCGCTGCAATATGTTTAAGGTCGTCCATGATTACTCCATAAAAAAATGGGGACGGTGTTACCCGCCCCCAAGTTATCGAGACAATAGTCCGAGGAGAACGGGTTTAGCTTAGAACGGAATGTTATCGTTTGGCAATGCTTGACCTACTGGTTGCATTGTTCCGACTGTGGATTGCTGTTGCTCTTGTGATTGTTTGTCTGAAACAGAGAAGGTCATATAAGGTTTGTTGTTTTTTTCGTTTGTTTTTCGCCAAGCCGCAAGGCGCCGCATCAAGCCCAATGGACCTGTGTAATGCGGGGCTTTCTCACTTTTTTTCTCGTCGTTCTCAAACAGAACACCAACCTTTTCGTAGACTTCGATCAACTTCTTGCCATCGCGTGTTTGATCGGCAACAAGAACTACCTTCATTTCTTTGCCGTCGTCATTGATCTTGCCCTGCAAGATTAGGCGCTGCGTTTCAAATGGTGTGAAGGCTACACCTTTGTTGGTTTCGTCATAATCTGCCATGCTTTTGGCTCCTTTTGTTTGAAATGTTGGGTGGTTCTTGGGGAACCTGCCACCCATCAGGCGATCAAAGGCATATACAAACCTCTCCCCAAGAATTACCAACCACTTTCATTATTCATAGATGATGACTGTAGTTTTTTCCGCGGCTTGGGAGTTTGGGTATACTCACTACCTTCAGGCAAATCTTCTCCCGCATAAATATAAAAGCCTAATCCCAAGTAAGCCATCGCTTTTGTAAGACCTCGCTGCAAAGCTGTGTTCACTTCGAATGCGTTAGGATTTTGAACGGCTTTGTTTGAAGAACTTAAAACAGGAAACACTTCTGTTGCTTCTGCCATTTCATCATCAGTTTGTATGATTACACTTACAACAACATATGCGTTGCCATTGTGATCCATAAAAGCTGGAGTTCCTGTTGCTTCGCTCCTGTGTTTTTTGAACGTAGCTTGTGGATATATGTTTTTAATTTCTCGCCAAGCGTGTGCCCAAGATAGATATGTAAATCCACTTTTGTTTTCTGTATAGTTAGATACATCGATCTTGCTAAGTGTTTCCCATACTGACATTGGTATTCTCCTTATCGTTTAGTAATGCGTAGTGACCCACGCTTGTCTCGTTTCACAGTCAGTAGGTCGCAATAAACTTCGCGTTCATCGTTGCCTACCATTCCCTTCAGGTCTTTCTTAGCAGCTTCAAATGCCTTAGCTGCTTCTTCGTTTTCGATGTAGTCAACGGCGCGTGAGATAAAGTGGTTGTCTTTCTGCGCATCCCGCTTGACCATCTGGTCCACCGCAATGGAGTCAATTGAGAGTGTCGGTGTGTCAACACCAACTGGCTCCTCATTGCGAACAACGTAACCCCAGAAGTCCGACACCACTGCCCACATAGAATCGAAATACGAATCGTTTCGTGCGACATGAGCCGACTCCCATTTGTTATTGCCAAAGATTACTGAGAGGTAAGCGCCATCACAGTCAGCGATGCGTGTATACAACTGTATCTGCGGCATATAATATTCAATCACCGCATCCATGCTGTTGTAAGCATTGGTATGCTTGGCTTCGACAATCGCATTCTCTGACATCCAGATTCCATCTACAGTTCCTTTAACAGGCACATCGCCTATGTCTGTTTGGAACGTGGACTGGTGACCTTCGAGGAAACAGCGCTGCTGTTTCTCAAACCACTCAAGATTAAAATCTTCAGTGTATATACCTAGCTGCACCGCAAGGTTATCACTCAAGTCTTCTGATTCTGCGCGGCCTGTCTTGATCTGCCATAATTCAAGCCAGTGACCTTGCATAATACGGACGCAATCCGAGCCTCCGATAAATCCTTGTCTGTTCATTTTTGTTCTCCTCTATCCACAGCTTACTGCGTATGAGCAGTAGGTGCAACATATTTTTCGAGGTCTTCATCTGTGATGCCAGTTCGTTTCTTTAATTCTTCTCTTTGCCTGCCGAAAAGGAACGCTTCGGCTATCGGTTGGTTTTCCCGCACGCGCCGCGCTGTGATCTGGAATAGGTCAAGGGACCAAGAACTGTCTAACGCCGCTCCAGCGCTCTCTCTAAGCCTCTGAGAGGCATTTCTGGTGGAGGCTATGTAGTCTTTGACCACTGGCACGGTGCGTGACCGAGCCGAGTGGACAATATCTTTTGTTATTGAGGACAAGATATTGTCCATCTGCTCTTTGGTTAGGTTCGACGGGATGTTGCTGTTCACTGCCTGCACGATGTCATGCGCCAACGCTTTGGCATCCACCCCTGCGGGTGGCGTAAAGCGAGTGAGCATATCGTTGCGGAACCAATTAAGAATGTAATCGATACGTTGATCGTAGTTCATTTCTTTCTCCTGAGATATTGATCAAGCACTTGTATCTGACGAAGGTCATCGAGTAACTCAGATGTCCCCCCAAGCTGACGCTGTCTGATCTTCATCAAGCCATCGCTCACCGTTGAGCCAAGTGGATGCCCATGGGATGAACTCTTTTTCTTTGTATTTGCACTGGTCAGCAAAAACTTTAATCGCTTCCATAAGTTCTTCATGTGTCACCTTGTTGAGGGCTTTCTTGTAACAGATACGAGCATTACCTTTGCCGTTCTTCTTTGGGTAATGCTGCCACCAATCTTCAAACTGTTCGTTGAAGATCATATCATTTAGGTTCTCTGATTGGTTATCATTGGTAGGTTCGTGGCTCTGTGAGACCCACCCCCCTAGCTCTGTGCGACCCAACCCTAGCTCTGTGGGAGCCAAGGTATACAACGTAGAGTTGTGATCTCTTTGGTCACGTTTAATTAGTTTGCGTTCTTCAAGTTTGTTCAGTCTTCGCTTAACTGTTGTCACACTGAGTTCAGTATCTTCAGCTATTCGTGCGAGACTAGGCCAACACTGGCCTGTCTCTTTGTCTGCTCGATCAGCAAGCGCAAGCAACACAAGCTTGGCGGCTGGATCACCAATCTTCATCTGCATTACAGCAGCCATATGTACAAACGACATGACTATCCTGCCTTTGCATATTGCGCGTAGCGCTTCTTGTTCTCACCAGTAATCATAATTTTATTTACCTTGTATCCCTCTTGCTTGAGGTCATGGATACGCGATGCCAATCGAAAGCAATGAAACTTTTCGAGCGCTTCGATAGCAGTCAAGGTATGACCTTGATCCAGATATTGTTTAATCTGTTCAGTCTGTGTTGTTAGTTCCTGTTCCATTGAGTTTCTCCATCAGTTGCTCAAAGATTCTGCCATCAAAGATGACGATAGTTTGCGGAGTTCCTCTCCGTCTTTTATAGAAAGCCATGTCCCTGTTATCTAAAACAGTGAACGGGCTAGGGAAACCAGAGGTGTCACGATACTTGACCTCACCTACCAGTTCCAATCCTTCGATGTAGAGTTTGATGTCGCCGCTATACTCTCCTCCCAAGCTTCCTGAGAGGGGCTGGCGTTTCGCTTTGATGCCGAGCGACTGTAACCACTCGACGATCTTGCGCTCGTGGTAGCTACCCTTCGACTTATTTTTGTTTGCCATCGGTCGTCCTCATAGCAATCGAGACAAACAAACCAGTGCTTCTGGGTTGTGCGTTCATGTCCCTGTTTTAGAATGGCAACAAAATTTCTGACGTTGTGCTGACATGAGTCGCACCTAGCCATTCCCTTTTTTAATTTCGATTTCGTAGCCAAGCGCGTCCAACCAACACATCAACATGAACCCTGATGGAATACGCTTATGCGTTTCCCATTTGTGAATCAATGATACAGTGCAACCAATCTTATGAGCCAGAGATTCTTGACTAAGTTTTTGATCCAGCCTTGCGGCGGTCAACCCTTCGACTAGATTCTCGTAGTTCTGTGGTATGTTCACTGGCTTGTTGAAATGTGTGAATTTCTGCAATGGCCTTCATCACTCGCGTTGCTGTTTCATGGCGTAGCTCTGTCGTCCCATTAACCGTGCGGTAATAGGTCGATGTCGGAATGCTTGCCGCTTGGAATGCTCTTAA